AGATTGTTAGGATCAGTAACTTGTTGGGACATTGGGAATTACCTCGATGATAGGGTGAATCTTCTTTGCGTCCACTATGGCATACATTTCTGTATTTGGGTATGGAGCAATGAATTTGATAGTTGGGATTTTTTGAACGTGACTATTGAAACACTTAATAAAAGCGTTCAATAGATATTGGGCGACATGAGTACCCCTACGTTTAAGATACCCACTACCCAACTGATTTCTAAATGAAAGGCAAACATCTTCTGAATCTAAATTTGCTCCAAAACATACTGCGTCCATAAAACTTAGGATTGGAACTTTTGACCAATGCCTATCTCTTGCTAATAATGAAAAGGTTAAAGCAACTGATTCAGTAAAACATCTAAAACTTTTTCTTCTTTGAGCAATTTGACCAACCATATCTTCTACATAATCCTTATGTAATTCATATAGCTTGGTCACTTCAGTATGAGAAGGAGTGTGATTACCTGACCACTTTATTTTTGGGTGCTGATAATAAAGCTGATAATTTTTTAAAGCTGCTGCAATAGTTTTGCCTTTAGAGCTTCCTAAAATATCAAGTACATCTCCAGCCGTTCTTGTAGCACCTGTATCAACAACATTAAATATTTTAGGGTCAAGATTACGACCCAACATGATTTGAATGGGCTTTTCTGCTTTTACTACTGCTGCAAGTCTGTGCTGACCATCAAGAATATTGTCTTCAGAATCTAAAGCAATACCTTGAGCAGTTATATACCAGTTACCACTTTGAATGGTATGAGTTAATCTTTCAAGATGTTTTCTCTTAAATTTTCTATTTTTTTGAGCCGATTGGCCTAGTAGTTGCGATGCCCATTGAGGGGTCATGGTAACTACTTCAAATATTGGAGTAGTCATAGGATAAGAACTTAACGTATTTGTAAGCATGACATCATTGTAACCTATAATCTAGTCCTTTGCAACAATATATTTACATAAAAAAACTGCCAGCGATAAAACTGGCAGTTGATGTGAGACTTCCTTTTTTATTATCCCCCAAATGGGTCTTCATAAGTAAGGAGTTTCTTTAAATCGAAACCTTTTGACTTAGCTTTTTCCCAAGCTGCTTCAAGTTTATCTTGATCGTCTTCATCTTGAGGTTCTATTTGAACATCATAATTCCAACGACCTCCTTCTCTATCTAATGAAAGAGAAAGATCCCACTCTAAAAGATTTTTATACTTTCTATTTAAAGATAACTTTCTAATCTTATTTAAAATTTGATATTGGTCTGATTCTAAAATACGAACTATTCCGTTCTTGTAATCGTAGATAGGCCAAACATAAGTTTCTTTAGGCTCTGCTGGATCTGTACTTTGGAATTTAGTTCCTTTCTTATAAGAGCCACCCATTTCAGTTAGAATTTCTTCTTCTGTTGGTTTGCTAACAAATCTAAAGGATTTACCTTTTTCTCCGTGTACTGATTCTCCGTAAATTTTCCAAAAGATTAGGGGATCTTCTTCCAATAATGCGAAAGAAACTGGTTCTTTTGGATCTATTTTTGATGGGTTTAAATAAGAAGAAACAAGTGGGCGATCCCCCTGCTCTTCTGCTTTTCTGACTTTTTCTTCAAAAGTGGCTGAAAATTTCATAAGTAGAAATTGTTAAATAGCGTTTGTAATCAATGGGCAAAATATATTTGCACAATCTCATTCTAATAGCTTGACCGCCAAATGTAAATAGCCTAAAATGAAAAAACCTCCGAAGTCTGGCGAATTGCAAACCAGAAATCAGAGGCTTTCACTTATCCTAATAGAATGATACATGACAATTATTAGTTTCGTCAAGACTCTCCCTGAGAATCTAGTTTATGCACCTATATATATAAAAGATGCAGTAATGAAATCAGGCCGAAAGGCTACTGGTAAAAATCCATTAGAAGAATCATGGGAAAGAGACTTTGATAAGCATGACGTAGAACTTGCTATCGAAAAGAATCCTGATTTACAAGCTATCGGCCTTTATACAGGTATTAGAGGAAAAGGTATTGTAATTCTCGATATTGATAAAGACCATGCAGTATTGAAAAGAAAATGGTCTGAAACACTTATAGGTGCTCCTAAGATCACTTCTACTAAAAAAGATGCAGCAAAGTATATCTTTAGCGTTCCAGAAGCTCTATGGGGTGAGGTGAAGGGTCATGGCCTTCGTAAAGAAGAAGGCGGTAACTATGAAATACTTTGGGGAAGAAGGCAGGGTGTTATCTTCGGTGCTTACCCAGGTGGACATAGTTCAGAAGAAGGGTTTTATACATTAACTGGTGATCTTTCAAAAATACCTGTAGCTCCTGCTTGGTTATTGGCTGAAATGAAAGCTCCTCCAAAACCAGTACAAAATAAAAAGGATTTAGATTTTAGCGATAGAACAGAAGATGAAATAGCTCAAATTATTCACGATTGCTTATCAGTTATTTCTCATCAAGGTTTAGGTAGCAGAGAACATTGGGTAAGAGTTGGAATGGCTATTCATTCAGCATTACCTAATGATCTTGGTTTATCTTTATGGTCGTTCTGGTCTGCCCAAGATCCTGACTTTGCTGCTGAATGGGAAGATGCAGGAGATTATGACACTCCCTGCACAACTGCTTGGTATTCATTCAAGAG